GGTCGTGCGCTGTGAAGGGAATGTTCTCGACCTGAACGGCCAGATCCGGCGGCGCGGCATGATCCGGGATATGAAGGACTCGAACCGGATGTACAACTACTGGGCGAGCAAGGAGACCGAGCTCGTCGCGCTAGCTCCGCTGGCCCCCTTCATCGCCGCCGAGGGTCAGACCAACGGACATGCGGAATGGAAGGATTCGAATCAAAAGCCCTACGGCACGCTGGTCTATAACGTCGTCCATACCAACCCAGATGATCTGAACTCGCCTGTCCTGCCCCCGCCGACCCGCGTCGAACCCGTCCAGATCCCCGCCGGCGTGGTGAATGCCCGTCAGGGCGCCGAGCATGACCTGATGGCCTTGGCCGGCATGCCGCACGAGCCCGGGCAGGACACGCCCGGCACGGTGGTGAGCGGCAAAGCGCTCCGCCAGCGCCAAGCGCTCAGTGACATCGGTCACTTCCAGTACTACGACAATCAGACCATGGCCATTGCCCACACGGGTGAGATCCTGGTGGACCTGATCCCGTATTACTACAGCGAGCAGCGCATCCAGCGGATCATCGGTGAGGACGGCGTCCCGCAGATGGTGCCGATCAACCAGCCACAGCAGTCCCAGGGACCGCAGGGACAGGCGATCACGACCATCAAGAACGACCTCACCCAGGGCAAGTTCGACATCGTCATGGACACCGGGCCGGGGTATGAGACCAAACGCCAGGAGAATGCCGAGCTCATGGTGGATGTGCTGCGCATTCCGCCGCTCGCCGAGACTGCAGTCAAAACCGGCGCCGATCTGATCTTCCGCGCCTTCGACATGGACGACATGGCCGACCGGCTGACCTCGACCAATCCGGCGGGCCTGGAGAAAGCGATTCAGGAGCTGCCGAAAGAGGCGCAGGGCATCGTGCGTGCCATGCAAGGTCAGCTCCAACAGGCCCAACAGACCATCCAACAGCAGGCGCTGGAGATCAAGTTCAAGAGCCAGATCGAGCAGGGCTGGATGCAGGTCGAGCGTGAGAAGAATCAGACAAGTAACGAGACGAAGTTGCATGACACTTCGATTCGCGCACAAACCCAGGTTTTCGACACGAACGTCAAGAGCGTTACCGCGCGCGACGTAGCGGAGATCAACGCGGGAGCCAAGCTGATCGATTCGAATCAGGATCGGTCACATGAGAAAGAACTGGCGGCCATGACCGCTGAAGCGGCTGAAAAAGCCGAGAAAAACAACGGCGCAAGCCGGGAGTAACCATGGGAAAAGTCGTCACCAGTCAGGGCCTACAGGAATTCGTCTCGAGCGGCAAGTTTGAGACCGTGCCGAATCACAAGCCAGCGAAGGTCGAAGTCGCTGCGGAAGTGAAGCCGGAGGCCAAAGTAGAGCCGGTGAAGGATGAAACCCAGAAGAATGGAAAGACCGAAGAGCCTGCGGAAGCTGCCGCCATTGAGCCCGCGTCAGAAGATGAGGGACTCGAAGACGGCGACCGGGAATTCCCCGATCGCGTCCGCAAGCGCATCAACGCCAAACACAAGGCGATGAAGGAAGCACAGGAGTCAGCCGCCGAGAATGAACGGCTCGCCGAAACTCTCTATAACCAGCGCGTGCTGGCTGACAAGCGGGCCGAGGCGGCCGAAGCGCGCGCGAAGGCTCTTGAGGAGCAGACGACAAAGAAAGCAGCCGAGCCGGAACTCAAAGAGCCCATCGAGACCGATCCGAAGTATCAGGTGAACGGCCAGTTCGACTGGAAAACCTACTCCAAGGACGTGTCCAAGTTCGAAGCCGCGCAAGCCGTAGCGGCCGAACGCCAGAAGAACGCCGATGAGCGCGCCGCGGCCGAGGCTGACAAGGTCCGAGAGCGCACCATCAAGGGTGCAAACGAATCCCGCAAGCTCCATGCGGACTTCGATGAGGTGCTGACCTCGGTCAAAGGCACTTCAGCCGACCAGGTGCCGCAGTACGTGCTCGATTACATGCATGACCGCGCGGAACTGGCCGGTGAGCTCGCCTATTACCTGGCCAAGAATCCCGACGAACGCGATCGCATCGCAGCTCTTACACCCAGGCTGGGCACGGCGGAGCTCGGCAAACTTGAGTTGAAACTGAAGCCGACCCAGGCCGAAAAACAACCCGACAAGCCGACTTTGAGCGCGACAATTACGCCCATCCGGCAGGAGCGCGGCGCCGCCCCGGCTCCCATCACGCCCCTGAATGGCGAGGGAGTTTCGGGTGTAGTGACCGATCCTGCTAAGATGGACTTCAAGCAGTTGCGCGCCTACGAGCGCGCGCGTGCCAAGCGACATTGAGATAACGCCTACGCGGCGGGTTTGAGTCGATTCAGTACCTGTCGACACACAGCTGAGTGTCGATGGTGGGTTAGCGGATCAGCGTTGTTCGACAACTACTTTTCCCTAATCCATCACTCCATTTTCAGGAGCAGCGAACATTACTCAGCAACTTCTCACGATGAGCTACATCACGAATGAAGCTCTCGTTGTGCTCGAAAACGAGCTGATCATCGCCAACCGCGTCACGCGCGAATACTCCGACGAGTTCGCGGAAACCGGAGCGAAGATCGGTAACACCGTCAACCTCCGCCGGCCGCCCCGCTACAAGGGTACCTATGGGCCGCCGCTCAACGTCGAAGACACCTTCGAGCAGTCCATCCCCGTCAGCCTGAACTACCAGTTCCATGTGGACATCCAGTTCACGACCCAGGACCTGGCGCTATCGATGGACATGTTCAAGCAGCGCATCCTGCGTCCACAGATCGCGACGGTCGCGAACCGCGTGGACTCGGACACCGCGCAATACGCCTACCTGAATACCGCAGCCTCCCTCGGTACCCCAGGGGTGAGCCCCAACTCGCTGAAGCTCTTCACTGACTCGCGCGCCATTCTGGCGGCGGAAGCCTGCCCGAAGGTCGGCGAGAAAAATGCCGTGCTGGACCCCATCAGCATGTCGAGCATGGTCGCCACCGTCCAGGGGTTGTTCAATCCCCAGGCGCGGATCGGCGAATTCATCGAAGATGCCATGATCGCGCGCCAGTTCGCAGGTCTCGACTGGTGGGAAGACCAGAATATTCCGGTGTTCACCACAGGGGCCCAGGGTGGCACGCCCGTCCTGACGACGCCGATCGCCGGCAGCGCGTTCCTCACTACCGGCTGGGTGCAGAATGGTACGGTCTCCACTCAGGGCTGGTCGAACAGCACTGCGGTAGTCTCAGTCGGCGACATCATCCAGTTCGCCGGTGTCTTCCCGGTCAATCCGCAGAACCGCCTGCAGTACGGCAAGGCATTGCGGCAGTTCGTGGTTCTCCCCCCTGGAGGCTTCGTGCCGCCGCCCAATGGCGCTGCGAATCCCGGTCTGACCTTCGGCGCGGCGACGTTGCCGGCCGGCACGTTCAATCCCGTCACCGGTCTCTACACGAGCTCCGGTACCGGTACGCTGACCCTGACGATCGGCGATGCCGTAGTCAGCGCCGGCCAGTTCCAGAACGTCACCGCCGCTCCCGCCTCGGGCGCTGCGATCACGGTCAACGGGGGTACCGGCAACGCCAACCAGGTCTCGCCGCAGTCGCTGGTGTTCCACAAATACGCCTACGCGCTCGCCTTCGCGGATCTCCCGCTGCCTCGAGGCGTGGAGTTCGCGGCCCGCGCCTACGACGATGAGGATGTGGGCATGAGCATCCGTGTTGTGACGCAGTACACAATAAATAATGACTCCGAACCAACGCGTGCGGATGTCTTGTACGGCCCGGCTTCCATCTACCGCACGCTCGGCCTGCGGATCAACGGTTAAGGAGACAACACCATGCCTTCAGTCAATCCTGGGCCGGCGAGCACCAGCAATGCGAACAGCGTCGCGGTCGTCACTCCGGTCAACACGCAGCAGAACAGCAATCCCCAGGGCAGCAATGCCCTGCGCTTGCTCGGTGTCGCACGAGGCGTCAGCGGCAACAGCACCGGGGATGCGGCGATCATGCCGATCATCAATGCCGGCAGCTGGTTACCCGTCAACATGGTGACCTCCAACGGGCAGGTGAGCGGTGTCGCAGGCTCAATTGCCACCCTGGCGCTGGGCCTCTTCACGGCGGGCGCGGCCGGTGGTACGGCGATCAAGTCCAATGCGGCGTTGGGCTCCAACTCCGCGGCCAACTCGGCGATCGTCACCGCGACCACCATCGCCAATCTGGGTCAGACCGCGCAGAACATCTACATCAATGTGGGGACCGCATTGGCCAACTCCACGGTGGATGTATTTTTGTACGGATACGACATTTCGTAGGGTTACGATATCACCTGGTAAACCGGGGCGGCGCAAGTCGCCCCCTTGAGGAGCTTCCATGTCAGTAGGTGAACAGACCATCGGGCGCGGCAACTTGCAGATGACATTGCTGCTATCGGTGTCCCTGACCCCGGCCGGTGTTGCAACCGTCACTTCTGCCGAGCAGACTTTTACCGTGCCAGGACTTCTGGTCGGTGATCAGATCTCAGCCGTCAGTTTTCAAGGCGCCTGGACCGTGTTGGTGGATATGGTGAATACGCGGGTGACCACCAACAACACTCTGGGTATCAGCTATCAGAACAATACGGCCGGAACGGTGACTCCGCCTGCCGGTACCTATCTGATTGAGGTGAACCGTCCCAGTACATCGCCACTTCCCAACGCCATTCAATAGGCGGATTCCCATGTCAGAACTGTTCGCCTTCGAGCCGCTTTACAGTCCCAGCAGTGGCACGACGGGAGGAGGATTCCAGACC